ACGTCAAAAGCATTGGAAAAAAGTTCAAAAAGTCTGATATCGGCATCCGTAGGTTTTATTATATTTGGCACAGCAATTCTAATCCTTACCCAAGCTGTAAAACAGTTAGGAGGTCTAGACCTTGCCGACTTGGCTAAAGGATTAGTTGGAGTCGGTGTCTTAATGGCTGAGTTAGTGTTATTTATGAAGGTTGCTGATCTGAGTGGAATGGGAGCAATAAAAAGTGTTGGAATTCTACTTTTAGCAGCTGCTATAACTGTCTTAGCCGATGCAGTAAAGAAATTAAGCAGTATTAATCTTGGTGATTTGGTTAAAGGGCTTTCCGGACTTGCGGTTATGTTAACTTCTATTGCGATATTTATAAACGTTGCTGGTAACGCTAAAAACGTAATCGCAACAGCCGCTAGTTTAACTATTCTCGGTGTTGCTATGAACGTATTTGCAGCTGCTATCATAAAGATGGGAAATATGTCATGGGAAGAAATGAGCAGAGGATTGATATCCTTAGGCTCAGCTCTTGCTATTGTGACGTTGGCTTTTATAGCACTACCTAAAAACATATTTATACAATCACTCGCTTTGCTAGACGTCGCTGGCGCTATGATGATTCTGGCACAGGCGTTGGAAGCATTAGGCGGCATGTCTTGGCAAGAGATAGCAAAGAGTTTAACAGCATTAACCGTTTCTTTAGGAGTTATTATAGCCGCGTTTGTTATGTTAGGAAAAACAAGTTCCCTGGCCGATTCTTTAGCATTTTCAATTCTTGCTGCCTCAATTACTATGTTAGCTGGAGCATTAAAAACGATTGGATCAATGTCCCTAGCACAAATCGGAATAGCTCTGCTTGGGTTAGCTGGAGCGTTTACAGTTATTGGTGTAGCCGCAATGCTATTAACACCAGTAATTCCAGCTATATTAGGGTTGGCCGTAGCTATTGCACTATTAGGCATAGGTGTTGCAGCGATTGGTGGCGGTATATTAGCATTATCGGCAGGACTGGCGGCCTTAGCGGTAGCTGGCACAGCGGGCACAGTGGCATTAGTAGCGCTCGTAACTGGTCTTATAGGTTTAATACCAACGGCTCTAAAGATGCTTGGTGAAGGTATAATAGCTTTCGCTGAGGTTATTGCTGGGGCTGGCCCGGTTCTTCTTGCTGCGATCACAACAGTCTTAATAGCTCTTATTGATGCGATTATAGCTGTTATTCCAAAAGCTGTGGATGCATTTCTACTTCTAATAACATCTTTGTTAGAGTCATTAGTCAGTTATATTCCGCGAATAGTACAAGCTGGTATGAAGATACTTATCAGCTTTCTAGAAGGAATTGCATCAATGATTCCCGACGTCATTCAAGCTGGCATTGACATTATCGTTAGCCTTATCGAAGGACTAGCTCGGGGAATAGAAGAAAATGCCCCTCGTATCAGAGATGCGTTTATTCATTTGTTTGAATCATTATTGAAAGCGGTATTGGTATTCCTAGGTATTAATTCACCTTCTAAAGTGTTTGCCGATATTGGTACGAATATTATTCAAGGTCTTATCAATGGGATTGGTAATATGCTTTCTGATGCAGTCCAAGCCATTATCAAGGTCGTAACCGGTATAGTCTCAGCTATATCCGATAAGATGGGAGAGTTCTTATCAAAAGGTGAAGAATCAATGACAAATCTCAAGAATGGCATTTCTAATAAACTCTCTGATGTTAAGAATGCGGCTATCGATATTATAACGAATGTTTTATCCGGAATTAGAGGTAAATTATCAGATTTTACCTCTGTGGGTAGAAATTTGATTGATGGTTTTATCGATGGTATCAGAAGTAAGATAAACGAAGCCGCTTCGTGGGCTGCTAATTTAGCAAAGTCTTCATTAGATGCGGCTAAGAAACGCTTGGATATTAAATCACCATCTAAAGCCTTTATGGAGCTTGGTGCATATTCTGCGGAAGGTTTTGCTATTGGATTACAGAATATTTCTGGCGTTGTCTCGTCCGCAAAAGATATGGGTAACATGGCAATCAATTCGTTAAAAAACGCTATCTCTAATATCGCTGATACAGTAAGTGGTGATTTAGATTTGGCACCAACTATTCGTCCTGTCTTAGATCTTACGGACGTTCAGGCTGGTAAGAAGAGTTTATATAACATGTTTAGCGATGGTCTAAACGTGACTGGCACGAACGGACGTGTCTCTTCGATGTCGAATGAGATAAAATCAGACTCGTCTACCTTAGGCTCCTTAATTGACGCTCTTTCTAACAAAACAAAGGCAGAAAATCAAAGTGTTCTTTCTTTCGAAGGAATGTTTAAAGGAGCCGAGTTTAATGTTCGTAGCGATAGCGATATAACAAAAATCGCAAAACAAGTATCACAAGAAATATTTAAGCTTAATCAAAGCGTTTCTCGTGGAAGGGGGTTAGCTAGTATATGATTGGAATAACTTTCCGGAATATTCACTCCTCAATCTTCAAAATAGGAGTAAAAAGTGTAAATCGTAGCGTTCTCCCTAGTCTGCGGAAAAACGAGTTTACTATTCCCGGTCGTCACGGGACGATAGATTACGGTTTGAATACGTACGAAAAACGTAACCTTCCTGTAAAAATAAACGTGGCGGAGAGTGTAACATTTGAGGAACTTCGGGACACGGTTCGAGACATTGCTCGATGGCTTAGTGGAAAGGGCGTATTAATCTTTGATGACGAGCCCGACAAGGTATATCAAGCTAGTGTCTATGAGCCTGTGGATGCGGACCAACTTCTTGAATGTCTACCTTATGAGGCGTTTACGGTGACTTTTGAATGTCAACCATTTGCTGAGTCTTTAGCATATCAAGAGGTAAATACTCAGCACATCACAACGAACAACAAAGAGATTAGTCTCACTACCAATGGAACAGCTGAAACAGGTTGCATCATCACAATCAAAAATACAGGCGCAACCATCGTTAGTGGAATATCATTACGTAGAAAGGTGGCAATATAAATGTCGCAGGCAAGTAACTATTTAGAGGAAGCCATCCTTAATTACTTTTTCAGAAATCAAGTCGTAGCACAACCTACAGCAGTTTATGTGGCATTATATATCAACGATCCGACCGATTCAGACACTGGAACGGAAATATCTGGAGGCGGCTATAGCCGCAAACAAGTCACTTTTGGGGCACCTGCTCAGGTTGGTGGTAAAGCCGTCATCTCAAATAATGGAAAAATTGAATTTGACATTGCGACCACCGATTGGGGTAATGTTGCTTATTGGTGTGTACGTACGGCCGCAACTGCCGGAAATCAACTCTGTCATGGCGCTTTCAGTAGGGTCGAGAACGTTCTCAGTGGAAATCGATTTACCATCGAAGTGGGTAATCTGCAAGTAAGTCAAGAATAAGGAGGGGGTTGCTATGAATAGACAACCCTTTAACAGATCAGGGTTTAATAGAACCGCTCAATCAAGTAGTGGGAGTAGTGGGATTGCCATGTTAAAGTTGACAGCAACGGCCGTCCCACATCAAGATATTAATACTCCCGCCACAAGAGCGGTTATGGCTATTAGGGGGTCGGCTGAGGCAACAAAAATTCATAGATGCGATGGCGCTGCCTCTCTTATTATGCGTGGAACTGCTAATGCATTGGTTATTAAGGATGGCGGTGTCGGTTTAGCCGAAATGAAAATGACCACCTTTGCCGATCAACTTATTCAGGGAGAGGTAATCATTAATCTACGGGACGATCAGACTAACACATGGTTAGCTTTGGCTCCGGGGGACGAATTAATTATCAATACTGATGAGATGACCGTCACGGTAAACAGTCAAAATGGAATGCGTTATTTCAGTATGGATAGCGATTTCTTCAAACTCCTCAGTGGAGAAAACAAAATCGTGTACAGCGATGGTTCCGGCAGTAGAGATGTTCTAGTCGATATTATATGGAAGGATAGGTGGTTGTAATGGGCGCTGTTGATAACACCATTCGAGTTTATGACAGCAATATGCAAAAGCTCGCATATCTCGAAAATGCTTATAACATCGGTTACAGTCTTAAACTTAATGAGTTATGGACTGCCCAATTTACTCTTCCAGCGACAGACCAAAAGAATATCTACTGTCAGCCATTCAATTACGTTGAAATTTTCGATGGTGGCGAGCGGATAGAACTTTTCCGTATTATGCCATCAACGCTCACGCGAAACTCGCAAGGAAATATCGTTTATCAATGCGAACATGTCTTAGCTACATTGATGGACGATGTGCTATTTCAATATCATCAAATTGGTAATATTGGTGTTGGGACGGTCTCCGTTCTTAGATATATCATTGATCACCAATTAACAACAAGGTGGCAGTTGCGAAATTGCGATTTCGATCGTCGATTTGAATATAAATGGGAAAACGAGAATTTGTTATCCGCTTTATTCAGTGTGCCACAACCATTCAATGAGGATTATCGGTGGGAATTTGACACGACTGGGACTACATGGCGACTCGATCTGAAACGTCTTCCAACTCAATTCGTGGCAGATATCATTTACAAGAAGAATATGGTAGAGATAAAAAAAGAGGTTGATCCTTCAACAATCGTAACTAGACTTTATTGTCTTGGTTATGGGGAAGGTGATAATCAACTTAATATCTGCTCCGTCAATGGCGGAATACCATATTTAGAGGCCAACACGTCTACGTACGGAATCAAATCGAGTATTTTAGTAGATCGTCGATTTGAGAGCGCCGAAACGTTAAAGGCGTATGGACAGTCGATCCTCGACGAGCTTAAAAACCCCTTCAAATCGTATAGCACAAGAGCCATTGATTTATATAAGAAGAGCCCTTCAAAATACGAACGATATTTTCCAGGGGACATAGTCCGTGTCGTTGATAAGGAAGACGATATTATTGAGAATCTTCCGATCGTGACCGTTTCAAAGAGTGACATCACTGGTGCTCCTGGAGATATCGATGTAGAGATTGCGAAGAAGACCCGTGACATTGCAAGCAGTATCTCCTCATTGCAAGATCGTACTCGTATAAATGAGGTCTATGCTCAAGGCGCTACAAATCAAATGATTGTGCCTTTTGCAGATAATGCAGACGAGAATAATCCTGCTACGATGAAAATTTATATTCCCGACACTATGGTTCGCATTAATAAATGTATCCTCAATTATCAACTTGATAATTTCCGGGCATATTCTAAGGCCATCGAGGGTGGAGGAGCTACGACACAGTCTACAAACGATGGAGGCGCAAGTACCCAATCAAGTAGTGCGGGTGGAGAAGGAACGCAGACAAGTAGCTCTGGAGGCGCAAGTACCCAATCAAGTAGCTCCGGAGGCGGAACTCAATCGACTTCGGATGTGCAAGTAATGAAACCTGGTATTTCTCAGGATTATACAGTATCTTCAGGTAGTCATTTGCACACCATTCCTTCTGGAACTGTTTTAATGGTTCAAGGAGGAGGTACAGTTACGTGGGGTCACGGGGGTGTACATTCTCATGATTTATATAATCATGGTCATGAGGTAAACATTCCAGATCATCAACACAGCGTACCCATTCCTTCTCACACGCATAGCGTAAATCTTCCATCTCATATACATAGTGTCAATATCCCAAATCATCAACATTCTATAACCTTACCCAATCACACGCATGACCTCGAGTTTGGTATCTACGAAGGAACTCGAGCCAACTCAATAACCATCAAAGTAGACGGAAACATTCTACCAACTACTCAACCTGGACAGGATATAAACATAATTCCATATCTCTCAGTTGACTCCGAGGGAAAAATCCAAAGAAACACCTGGCATGAAGTCGAAATAATCCCCGATCAGATGACCAGAGTATTAGCAAACATATTCATGCAGATATTTACAAATTCACGAGGGGGCGGAGATTACTGATTTAGGTCCGATTCAGTAAGCAAACCAGCGTCCAGTATTTCAGTTAAACTGTAATAACCGGAGCCATTAATCGTAACAACCTGTAATTGAATGATTTTACCATTGGTCGTCTTGAATGCACCTTTTGGGTCTAAACTGAATACTAGTCCAGGGTTTTTAGCTTCAACTGCTTCTACAATCCAGCGCCCTTTAGCATACCAATTGCCATTTTGTTGGACTACTAAAGGATTACTCGGGTCTTTTATATTCTGTGCTGGCGTTTGAATCGTTGATGTTCCTGTGGCCGTGTTTAATTCAATGGTCCGGCTATCTGCCTTGTACGTGACGTCATACCCAACCAGGTTTGCAATCTCGCGCACAGGCAGATAGGATGTGCCGTTGTAGATCAGAGGCTTAGTCTGAAGGACTTTAGCTTGTCCGTTAACAACCAGGTTAAAGTCCGCAAACTGGGCCAGGATGCCGCTGGCTGCCGTTACACTCGTTGCCGTAGCTAAGACCAAGCCGATGATAAGACCCGAAATGAATTTTTTCATTTTAAACAACCCCTTTTTTCTATTAGTATACCATAATTTGCAAAAAAGAAATTAAGGAGGGATGATATGTGGCACTACCAAGTTCTATGTATAAAGGCCTTGTAAACAGCCCTGAAACCACTTTAACAAATAATATCGGCACGACAGATACTCTTATTTACGTGCTTGATCCTGCTCGCGTGCCCGCGATTTTACCTAATCTGATGACAATAGGCACTGGCACGAACGCAGAGACTATCAAAGTGACTGCGAATGACAATGGCGCGTTAACTGTCATTCGTGGATTTCAAGGAGTCGCGAAAGAATGGTTGGCTGGGACGGTCATTGCTAGAAATTTTACTGAATATGATCATGACGCATTTAAAGTCAATATTGAATATCTAACAACTCAGCTGTTGGAGCTTCAAGAGCGCACTCAAATCCTTGAGCAATTTTCTGGCGATTTATCGAATGAGTTTACGGTGTATTATAAACTTTATGATCATACCAGTGATCTAATTCTGGATAGTAATGGTGATTCCATTAACGCTCGCGTTATATTTGCAACTAAATAATTAAGGAGGAACATACATGAAAATTATAGATTACGAAAAGGTTCAAACTCTCGTAAGCAATAATATTTTTCTACTTGACGGTGATAACGGAACCGAAACTATCTTAGCTTCTGATGCGCTTTTTGCTATGCTTGATGCTTTTGTCCCTGTAGAAAACCGTCGTATGATTTTTAGAGGTAAAAATCTCGGAACCTCTCTTACGGCTGGACAAAAAACAGAAATCCAAAATGGAACCTTCAAAGATCTCTTTTTAGGAGATTATTGGGTAATTGGAGGTGTTACTTGGCGCATCGTCGATATTGACTATTGGTATAATTGTGGCGATACCGCGTTTACCAATCATCATCTCGTTATTATGCCAGATGTCGCATTATACAATGCGCAAATGAATGCTACGAACGTTACAACTGGAGGATATGTTGGCTCGTTAATGTACACGACTAACTTGGAAACTGCTAAAACAACTATTGATGCCGCTTTTGGAAGTGCTAATATACTTAGTCATAGAGAACTGCTTGTTAATGCTGTTACGGACGGATATCCTTCTGCGGGAGCCTGGTTTGATTCAGATGTAGAACTTCCTAATGAAATAATGATGTACGGAAGTTATATTCATACTCCATCTGGAAACGGAACCATAATACCATATATTTACACAATCAACAAACAACAATTGGCTTTGTTCCAGGTTTGTCCAAGGTTTATTGTAAACCGTTCATATAATCAATGGTTAAGAGACGTTGTTTCTGCGGCGCATTTCGCTTGTGTGGACGACTATGGCCGTGCGACCTACGCCAGCTACGCTGCGGGCTCTAATGGGGTTCGTCCGGTATTCCCTGTTGGTTAGTTAATCCGGGGGCCTTGTGCCCCCTCTCTATTATTTTGAGAGGAGATTTTTAAAAATGGAAGAAAAAATCTATAAAATTACTTTAGCTGATGGTACGACTATCGACAACCTGAAGTTGAATGGTAACAATTTCATTTCCAAAGAAAGCCTCGATCCGGAGGTATTTAGAGGAAATTGTTCCCCGGTTACGATTAACGATGGCTCTAAGGATGAAGTCCATAATTACATGGAACTCGTACAGATAACCGGTGATTATTGGTTTGTTTTGCGTGATATTTCTACAGAAGAACTTGCACGTATTAAAATGCAGGCCGATATTGAATACGTAGCCATGATGGCCGGTGTGGTACTTTAAGAGAGGAGGATCACCATGAATTATAGTGATAATTACCAAAAAGTAAAGCTCTGGTATACTCTTGGAGCATGGAATGAGATTCGCGTACGAAATGCGGTGCTGATGAATTGGATTACCGAAGAAGAATTCGAGATAATTACCGGTAAGGCTTATTAATGAGCGTTCTGGTAAGTGATCGAAAAGAATCCAAATTCGAGGCAATCACTTACTCTGTTGAATTGAGGGGTCTTCTTATCGAGCTTATGCAAAGAGGATTTGGAGTAAAAGACGTAAATTCTGTTGCTCGTCGACGGTATGCGTTTGGAAAAGATGATATAGAAAACCCGGCTAAATACATTTACTTGATACAGAGTTTTAAGAATCGTATTGATTCAACTTCCTCATTGTTAATTCATAATGTAAGGGCTGCTAACTCTATTTATCCGACATCCCTCGCCGAATACGAACAGAGAAGAGGTTACCAGAACATCGCCATAGCAAACTGCGAACAGCTCATTTCCGAGTTACAACAGGTCGTAGAAATCTTCGAAGTTGATATCAACATCTATGGAAAACATATTCAAGCTATCGACCGAGAAATCGGATTGATAAAGAAGTGGCGTCAACGAGATAACAAAATTAAGTCGTTTCTACAGGGTAACATCTAATCTGCGCTGTCTGCGGCTAATTTCGCTAATGTGAACAACAATGGCAATACGAACTACAACAACGCTTCGAACTCTAATGGAGTTCGTCCGGATTCTCTGCCTAACCAACAGAGAAGGAGAGGTTATCCCCTCCCTCAAGGATAAAAAATAAAGCCAGATGCAATTTACTACGGTAAGTATTGCTATAACGGTGAATAATCTATGACTTATGAGGAAATCGTCTGTGACGCCAATAACTTGTATAAGGCCTACAAAGCCTCTGTAAAGGGAAGCAAATGGAAAGAAACAACTCAAAAGTTCATGATGAATTTCTTGAGATACATATTTTCCATACAAGAAGATATTATCAATCGAAACCTGCGAAATGGTAAGACTGATGAATTTTCGCTCTCTGAAAGAGGCCGAGTTAGGCCTATTACAAGTCTTCAAACCAAAGATCGTATAATTCGTCATGTACTATGCGATGAAGTATTATTACCAGAGGTAAGAAAACACATCATATACGATAACGGAGCTTCGATTAAAGGACGAGGCATATCCCATTCAAGAAAACGTTTCGAAGTACATCTACACAAGTATTACAGAGCGTATGGTAATGAAGGTTATATTTTGTTCGGTGATTTCAGCAAGTTCTACGATAACATAATTCATGAGATTGCCAAGAAAGAGCTACTTAAGTTATTTGACGATGACGAATTTATTGATTGGCTTCTTACTCTTATATTTTACGATTTTAGGATCGATGCTTCCTACATGTCTGATGAAGAGTATGAAAATTGTATGACCGATACGTTCAATAAACTGGAATATAGACTAATTCCAAAAGAGCTTTTAACCGGTGAGAAATGGATGGATAAGTCTGTTAATATTGGAGACCAATTAAGTCAAATTATCGGTATATATTATCCGTATCGAATAGACAACTATGTAAAATACGTAAGAAGTCAAAAGTTTTACGGACGTTACATGGATGATTGGTACATCATGAATCCAAACAAAAAAGAACTACAAGACTTGTTGGGTAATATTCGAGTAATAGCGGACGAATTAGGTATACATATCAATGAGAAAAAGACCCATATAGTCAAAATAAGCAGCACTTACAAATACCTTCAAGTAAAATATACACTTACCGAAGACGGAAAAGTAATTAAGAGAATTAATCCAATTCGTGTTACTGCGATGCGTAGAAAGCTTAAGAAACTTGCCGTTAAAGTTAAGGCTGGCGATATTTGTTATGAGAATGTCGAAAACATGTTTCGAGGGTGGATGGGAAGCTTCTATAAACTTTTATCCAGACAACAAAGAAATAGCCTAATACAGCTTTATGAAGACCTATTTGACAAAATTGTTACCGTGGTCAATAAGAAGCTGGTTATATCTAATAGGTCTCATTAAGGAGGTAATTGTGAATGGAACCATGGATTCAAATGATTATTACAATCGTATGCTCAGTTATAGCATCGTCCGGTTTTTGGGCATATATAACAAAGTATATGGATCGTAAAGATGTCAAAACTGAAATGCTTATAGGTTTAGGCCATGATAGAATCATTTATCTTGGTCTTTGTTATATTGAGCGAGGTTGGATTACACAAGATGAGTATGAAAACCTAAATGATTACTTATATAAGCCGTACGCAAAGATGGGGGCCAATGGGTCTGCTAAACGCGTTATG